ATTCTTTATTCAATCGCATGTTCACGCCGGGTGGCAAGCGCACGCAATTCATGTTTGATGCAACTGCGCCCTTGGCATTATCTCGTTATGGCGCTGCGATGGAATCCATGCTTACGCCGCGCACGCAGCGATGGCATCAACTGCGCGAGCGCAACGAAGATTTAAACGACAGGCAAGACGTAAAAGAGTGGAACGATAAAGTTACCGACATTCTTTTTGCGATGCGCTATTCACCACATGCAAACTTCGCCAGCCAAGCACAAGAATGTTACCTGAGCAATGGCGCATGGGGTAACGGAATCCTCTATATCGACGACATGATGGGCAAAGGCACACGCTACCGCTCATGCCATTTGGCTGAGTGCTACATCGCTGAAAACTTTGCCGGGATTGTTGACCTATTACACCGCGAATATAAATACACCAACCGCCAAGCCAATGAGGCCTTTAAGGGCAATCTCCCGCCGGGAATTTTGAAAGAGCTGGAAAAATCCCCGCTCACTGAGCATAGTTATATCCACTGCGTTTATCCGAACCCTGATTATGACCCGCGTGCCCTTGGTGGCGAGGCAAGCCTGCGTTTCCTTTCGATGCAGATATGCAAGGATGAGCCTTTCATCTGCCGCGAGGGTAACGGCTATCGTCGCTTCCCGTATGCGATAAGCCGCAACCTCACATTGCCCGGTGAAACCTATGGGCGCGGCCCGGCATCGCTAGTGCTCCCCGACATTAAACAGCTCAATGAATTTGAGAAGGTGCTATTGCGACAAGGCCAGCTTGCGGTTGACCCGCCTATCCTGCTATCCGAAGATGGCAGCTTGACCGGATTCAACATGCAGCCCGGCGCACTTGTCTGGGGCGGTATGAACGCCGACGGGGAAGCACTAGCCAAGCCGTTCATAACTGGCGCGCGCCTTGATATTGGCAAGGAAATGTTGGAGAGCAAACGTAAAGTCATCAATGATGCTTTCCTTGTAACACTCTTCCAAATCCTTGTAGACAATCCGCAAATGACTGCGACTGAGGCGATGCTGCGCGCACAAGAAAAAGGCCAACTTTTAGCTCCTACCATGGGGCGCAATCAATCAGAGTTCTTAGGCCCGCTCATTGAACGTGAAATTGAAATTGCCGACGCTGCGGGAATGTTACCCCCCAAGCCGCCAATCCTTGAGGCATACGGCGAAGGCCTAGAGGTCGAATATGTAAGCCCGCTCAACCGCGCGCAGATGGCAGACGAAGGCATAGCAATTTCCAATACCATGACATTTGCACAAAGCTTTGCAGCGGAGAATCCAAAAATCATGCGCATATTCAAAGATACCGACAGTATCAGGAAGGTTGCGCAAATTAACGGCATGGAAGCAAATCTGCTTTTCAGCGACGAAGAGCTGGACGCAATGCAGTCAAAAGAGCAGCTATCGGAAACCTTGCAAAATACCATCGCGGCTTCACAGCCTGCCAGTGTGGCAGCAAAGAACTTTGCGCAGGCGCAAGCAATCACTGCCTCGAATCCTTCACAAGCAGCCCCAGCCATTTTACCGAATTAAAGATATGACCAGATTTGAGATATTTTGCAGAGAATTTAAACAGGTTCTAATACGTAGCACAGCCCTTGACAGCATGCAGCCGTTCAATCCCGATGACCCGCTCGGCTGGCGCACCCGGCAGAAAGTGAATGATATGGTGATGCTGAAGTCTGTGGATATGGAGCATTGCCATGAGTGAAACAAAGGAGCGAATGATTGAGCGCATCTATGCGACCATTAGAAAGCGCGATGTTATCAAGCGCGGCATGCTGGATGACAAAGGCGACTTCCTACCTTGGGCACGGGTATTGATGCACGATTTGGGAAAATTCTGTTACATGAATAAAACCCATGTCAAGGTATCAAAGTTGAGCGGGCGCATTGACCCTATCGCTTCGGCAGTGGCAGAAGGGCGTAGGGAAGTATACTTGCGTATCATAGAGATTTTGAATTTTACGGATGAAAACGCACTTAAAATGATTGAACAACTTAACCAACGAGAGGAATAATTTATGAGTGACACCGACATGAAAGACAACATTGACCAAGCAGTAGCAGCGCAAGCCGCTAACGACACGGGATTAGTGATAGGAAGCGCAATAGGTGTGCAGAGCGCAAGCGCCGATGTGAATCAAGGCGCAGGCCTTCCAGTGCCGCCACAGGTTCATGAAGGCGTAGTGCACCATGCTCTCCATGCCATCTTGGATAAGGTGGTCGATGAATTTAAGCTTGCCGCCAGATTCACCGAAGAGGAAGTGGCGCATATCATCGCAGTATTTAAGAAACATATTTAATTGAAGGGCAAAGAACATGACAACCACAGCAGCAGCCGCAACAGCGGCGACCACTACCTCCACAGCAACGGAAGCGGCGACCCAAAGCACCGCAACGCAAAATGCGACTGCCACTACCTCCACAGCAGCGAGCACACCGTCGAGCACTACCACGGCAAGCACAGAAGGTGCATTTACAGTCCCCGCTGAGGTTTTGGATTGGGGAGCCAATAAGGGCTATAACAAGGAAACCCTGTCAAAGCTCGCCACCGAACACCCTGATTTTTATAAAATGGCGACAAGCTACCGGGAAACCGAAAAGCTTTTGCATGCCGCAACGGGTGCGGATAAAATCGTTATGCCGAAAGACACCGCAGATTTTACGCAGCTCGCTCCCGTGCTCGATAAGCTCGGTGCACCACAGAAGGCAGCGGATTATAAGCTTGAAGTCCCTCAAGGTGTTGACGGTGCATTTGCGCTCAATGCTTCGGAGAAATTCGCAGAGCTTAAACTTCTGCCGCACCAAGCAAAAGGCCTCAATGAATGGTGGAATAACCAATCAAGTGAAATCATAAAACAGCAGGCAACAAAAGAGGCTGATGATGGCCGCGCAAGTGCAGCGAAGCTTGAGGCTGAGTGGGGTGCTGATACCGCGCACAATTCAAAGATTGCTGGCGCTGGGTTCAGGAAGCTTGCCGCTGATATTGGTATGGATGCAAACCGCATGGCAGAAATCGAAGCTGGGCACAGTGTCAAGCTATCGGCCTATGAGTTTGCAAAGCTCACCAAGGCATATGGTGAGATTGCCAAGGTGGGTGGCGACAAATTCGAGGGAGATAATGCTGGTGGTGGCAGCAATAATGGCACGCACACACCAGAGAGCGCTAAAGCGGAAATCAAACGCTTAACCGCTGACCCTGCATTTGCAGCCAAGATTTTCAAGAAAGACGCAGAGGCCAAAAAGCAGCTTGATGACCTCTACAAAGTCGCAGGCAATGGCGGCGTTACCACGGTTGCGTAATGGGCTGGCGGCCTTATTCTCTATGTATAGGATTGGCAGCTTTCCTATTCATTGTAGGATTTGATGGCTATTTACTATGGCATTATATTTTCAGACTCATGGAGTAAATTATGAACGCAAAACCACACGACAAATCAACACAGCACCAGCGGGCAGCACAAGCTCTCGCCGTCGGTGAATCAGCAGATAAATCACTAGCCACACCACCCGTGGTAGCTAGCCTCTTATCTGATAACAAAATATCGCTTGCAAATATCCGGCAAGAATGTATAAAGTTATCTCATAGCGCTGGAAAAAGCGTAAAGGAAATCATACTGGATGCCCAGAAGTTCACCGATTGGGTGGCGACAGGGAAAATACCAGAAGATGATTAATTTTACGCTGGATTAGCTGTAAAGCCCCGGAAATAGCGCACCCGGCCCTCGCAATAGCGGGATTAGCCATTAATCGAAGAGTCAATTTAAACCTTTCATTTTTGGAGAAATCCCATGTCTAACAGTATCCCATCACAATATATCCTTCAATACGACACTGAAACGCGCCTCGCGTATCAGTTCAATGGAGGCAAACTTGCACCGCTGATTCAATCCAGCCCACACCAAGGTGAAGGCGCAGCGCCCGCAGACTTCGTAGCACCAACCCAAGCCAACCTGAATCCGGGTCGCTTGTCTCCTACGCCATCAAATAACGCAACCGTCACTCGTCGTTGGGTATATCCTAACTTCTTCGACCATGCGTTTCAGATTGCGAAGCAAGACGTTACCCGCGTATTTAATGGTGGGCAGCTTCAAACCAGATATGCAGAAAACCAAGGTAAAGCCATGGGTCGCTTACGCGATGACATGATTTTGGGCAGCATCTTTGCGGATTCTGTAACGGGTAAGAATGGTGCAAGCACCACGACCTTCCCGGCAGGCCAAAAAGTTGCCGTCAACTATGGTGCATCGGCAAACACAGGCTTAACCGCTACCAAACTGATTCACGCAAAGCAGATTCTTCAATCTGGTGGTGTGGATTTGGAAACCGCAAAGCTTATTTGCGTTATTTCTTCGCTCGATAACGAATTTTTGCTCAAGCAAATTGAGATTCGCAGCAAAGAATACGGCAAAGGCATGCTGGATGGTAACGGCCTCGTACTTGAATGGCTCGGAATCCGCTTCGTTCACATGGAGTTCACCGATACCACGCAATACGTGATTTCCTCAAATACTTCTGTGCCTGCTGGTTATTCGGCGCTGGTGAGCGGCTCAACCCGCTACATCCCGCTGTTTGATGCGGATGCAATGTATTGGGGCAACTGGCGTGACCCATCGGTTGAGTTCGGCATCCGTACTGACCTATCTAACGCAACGCAAATGTATGCAACGGCAGAAGGCGGCGCAACCCGCTTGCAAGAAACTGGCGTTACACAGATTGCCTGCGTTTAATTAAACCGTGCGGGCTGCTTTCGGGCAGCCCCACACTCTGAAAGGATACTACCATGACCACACGTTACGATGCTTCCCCATACAGCGGCATGGCTACACAGCCATTCACGCTTCCAACTGCCGAGCAAGGCTACCGCGCAAAGAACTACACGATGCGCTGCGTCATCACCTACGCTTCACAAGCGGCGGCTGATGTTACGCGCCTTTGCGTTTT